AGGGGACTTGATGCTACAAATAGCAATAAAAGACCAGACGAATATGCTCAAATGAAGTCTTTACTAAAAGACGATGACGTAAGAAAGCTATCATACGACCTTAAGTTAATGGGACAGTGTGCTATGCAAGTAATTTACAATAAAAAACACACTAGAATTATAGAGGTTGCTCATTTTCCGATAGAGACTCTTAGAAGCGGTAAGGCGAACGAAGAGGGCGAGATTGACTCCTACTACTATATGGCTGATTGGAGCGATGTAAAGCCTTCTGACGAGCCAGAAAGACTAGCTGCGTTTGGATCTTCAAAAGAAGAGATTGAAATATATTGCGTAAAACCTTATAGAGCTGGGTTTTATTACTACTCTCCAGTAGACTATCAAGGGGGTTTGCAGTACGCAGAGCTTGAAGAGGAGATTGCTAACTACCACTTGAACAATATAATGAACGGTTTAGCACCTAGTATGTTAATAAACTTTAACAATGGTATACCAGACGAAGAGGAGCGAAGTATAATTGAGAGTAAAATACGAGAGAAATTTAGTGGATCTAGCAATGCTGGTCGCTTTATATTAAGCTTTAACGATAACAATGAATCTGGAGCTACTGTTGAGCCGGTACAATTATCTGACGCACATCAGCAATATCAGTTTTTGAGCGAAGAGTCGATGAGCAAAGTAATGGTATCGCATAGGATTATAAGCCCAATGCTTTTAGGAATTAAAGATAGCACTGGTTTAGGGAATAACGCAGAGGAGCTAAAGACCGCTAGTGTTTTAATGGATAATACTGTTATTAGACCATTTCAAAATTTGCTAATCAATGCTTTTGATGATATACTGGCTTTTAATGAAATAACATTAAATCTATATTTTAGAACACTTCAGCCTTTGGAATTTGTCGATTTAGAAAATGCAATGACTAAGGAGCAAGTAGAAGAGGAAACTGGCGAAAAACTAGAAACTCAATTAAAAAAACCTTGTTGGGACGGATACGAGCAAATAGGAACTAAAATAAAAGACGGCAAAGAAGTGCCTAACTGTGTTCCGTTGGAGGATATAGACAGATTAAAAAGCGAGATTTACGAGTCGCTAATTAATTTAGAGGACGAAGATTTGAGCGACTATGAGCTTATTGATACTAGACCAGCGAATGAGTACGATGACGCTTTAAATTCTAGTTTAAACTTAGCTAGTGCAGTAGCAAGCAGTCCTTCTAAAAAAAGCGAACAAGATACTTCAATTTTAAAAATAAGATACAAATATACTACTGGCAGATCAACGGCTGGAAAAAGCAGAGATTTTTGCGATAAAATGCTATCTGCAAATAAAGTGTATAGAAAGGAAGACTTAGACAAGCAGAGCTCTGACAATTCACAGTTTGCTCCAAAAGGAGAAAGCACGTACAATATTTGGCTTTACAAGGGCGGTGTTAATTGCTCTCATTATTGGGAACGTAGAACATATCTAAGAAAAAACAATGAACGAATATCGGTAGCAGAAGCAAGAGCTAAAATTATGCAGCTTGATCCTAGCTTAAGAAAGGAAGCTAAAATGCCAGTAAACGAGCCAGAGGTTGCACAAATAGCATCGGCTAAAAATAACTATTGGAGAAAATAATATGGCAACAGTTTTATTTATTAAAAGACAAGACATAGTAAAAAACAGTATTATAGACGGAAACGTCGATACGGATAAGTTTATTTACTTTATTAAAATTGCACAACAGATGCACATACAGAACTATCTAGGCACTAGCTTATACGATAGAATTTCTGCTGACATATTAAATAACACACTGTCTGGAGACTATTTAGCTTTAGTAAATGATTACATACAACCGATGCTTATACATTTTGCTATGGTCGATTATTTGCCTTTTGCAAGTTACGAGCTTAGAAACGGAGGGCTATTCAAGCATAAGTCTGAAAACTCAGAAAGTCCAGCGAAAACAGAAGTAGATTTTTTAGCACAAAGACATAGAAATTTTGCGGAGTTTTACACTAGACGATTTATAGATTATATGTGTTTTAACAACAATTTGTTTCCAGAGTATAACACAAACCAAAACGCAGATATGTACCCAGACAAAGACGCTAACTTTGTCGGCTGGGTTTTATAGAGATTATATGGCTTATAAGATTAAAAAGAAAAACTTTAATAAGTTAATAGCTTATTTAAAAAAAGAGAAAAAACCTTTATTAGTGGTTAAGAATGAGAAATAACATAACACAAGCTAAGTCTACAGATAGCGTTTTTAGGGGGTTTGCTTCTGAAAAAATGACTGTGACTTGGCGGCATTATATTAGTGGAATTAACACATACACTCTTTATGACAATGGAGCGAGTACAGCGTTTCCTTTTGCCTATGGAGGTATACCAGTACCTTATAATGCTTATTTTACCTCTTTAAGTTTAGCGAGTATGCCGTATTCAAATAGGCAGTTTCCTAACGGAAGTAGTGCAACTCTTAGCGTTTATGCCGACGGAGTTTTATTAGGATCGCAAACACAAGCTCACACAAATACAGTAAGAGAATACGTTAAATTTGACTTTGGGCGAGAACTATCAATAAATGCAGACCAAGTAATTACATTGAGATTACAAGTAAACGGACAATGGTGGTATAGTTGTACTACTTCAATAATAACACAGAGATAATGGAAAACCCAATATTAGCAATGATCCCAAGCGGTTACAACGCAGCCGATGCGAAGCTTTATTCAATACTTCCAGTTGACGGAAGCGGCGATTTTACTGTTTCAGTAGACGCTGACGCTACTAGAGTAAACAAAGAGGGATTAATTGAAGGGGTTGCTTTAAATCAAGCTAGGCTAACATATGACCCATTAAACCCAGAGTGCCCTAGTTTACTTTTAGAACCAACAGTAAGAAATTTAATTACATATAGTGAAGATTTTTCATTTTGGGGTGATACTGGCGTAACTGTAACGTCTAACGATACTATTTCACCAGACGGAACTATGAATGCGGACAAGTTAAAATCGACTGCTAATAATTGGAGGCGAAATAAAGTTGTTACACTTATAAGCGGTCAAACTTACACTTTCTCTGTTTATGCTAAATTAGATACTACAACAAGCACAACAAAGGCAAAATTAGAGTTTTATAGAGGTGCAAGTGGCGTCACAGCTACTTTTGATTTGGAAAATAAAATAATTGTAAACTCAGGTTTAACTGACCCTTTTATTAAAGAACTTGGTAATGGCTGGTATAGAATAGGGGGTGCATTTGTAGCAAACGGGACAACTGGGATATTTTATGTATATCCTAGCGAGGCATACGGAGTAGCTGGTACTATGTTTTACTGGGGCGCACAAGCAGAACAAGGAAGCTATGAAACTAGCTATGTGCCGACTGTAAGCACTATAGTGACTAGAACAAATGATGTTTGTAAAGACGCTGGTAATGCTGCTTTATTTAATGTTAGTAAATTAAGCTTATTTATTGATGCTAATAATTTTAAAACAAACACTGGTTCATTTTCTTACATAGTTTTAACAGACGGACAAAGCAGTCCTATTAATATGATACGTTTAGACTATACACAAAACAGTATATCAATAAGAAGTTACGATAACGGAACAATTAAATTAAGCTACAATATTACTTCTGTTGTTCCAAATCAAAGAAACAAACTATTATTAACTTTCGATAATAATGAGGCTAAAACTTATTTTAATGGGGTTTTAAAAAACACAAGCACGTCAATAACTATACCTTCAGGATTAGACAGTCTTAGCTTTACTAATAGAACAGAAAGCGGAGGTTATTTTCAAGGCGAGGTACACGACGCTAGGGTTTACGACAGAGTATTAACACAAGCAGAAGCGATAAAACTAACAACAATATAATGGGATACGGAGAAATATATAAAACAACGTGGTGGGGCTATCCAGTGCAATTTGGGTGGGGTGGCATATACTTTGACTTGTCAGTAACAAGCGCAGTACCTAACCTATTAACGACTTTACAAGCCAGAGCAACGTATTACGAGAATGCTGACGGAACTAGCGAAATATTAACCGCCTTAGAAAACTGTGAATAATGAGTAACTTATTAGAAAAAGCGAGTATAGTAACTACTCCAACGGCTTACGAAAATGGTAAAATATTAAGCGTTAAACCAGCTCCTAGTTTAGGCAGCGAATTAGTTACAAACGGAGATTTTGCTACGGATAGCGACTGGACTAAACAAACAAGTTGGTCTATTAGTGGTGGTGCTGCTAATTATGAT